GTCACTGTAGTGCCGCGAGGGATGTTTCGCACCAGCGAGAAGGGACAAAGAAAGCGGGGGACCGTCGTATCGAGCGTCGATTCGCCGAAGGCCGCGTCGTAGAAGGCATTGTCGAAATGCCCGGTCACGCGCGTTTGAGGAGTCGTCGCGAAGATGGCCTCTTTTTCGTCCAGGCCGAAGAAAAACACTGATAGATCCTCGTTCATCGATATAAAAAAACCCGACTGCCCGAAAGCGGACAGACGGGCCACATGAGCATGTCCCCCAACTACTAAAGTTAGACCGGGCGAAGCACCAGGTAGTCAACCAAGGTCTCGCCATCGGTGCCGTTGGCGCTGAGCGTGAGGTCGATCTGGCCGTTGGCAACGTCCTTGGCGGCCATCACCAGCGTCTCGGTCGAGGCACGGGCGACGAGCGTCGCCTGCACGACGTCAGTCGCAGCCAGCCCAGTGACGGTGATACTGTCAGCCGTGGCAGATCCGCCTGCCCATACGTGCGTGCCACCGGCAATGACCCGGTGCGTCTGAAACTGCACATTGTCATTGCCGGGTGTGGCAGCAGGCGGCGTAGTGTATTCGGCGTCACCGCGCGTCACCATTTGCAACGCGTCGTTGGTGTCGACGTTGGCGGTATCGGTCGCCTCGTAAAAAGAACCGCCGTAGGAGACAGATCGAAGGAAGGTGATGTTTACAGTGGCCATCGTATTTGCTGGTGGTTCGGGTTAGGCCAACTTGCGACCGAGGCAGAACGCTTCGGGGCGACGCACGGCGAAATCGACGTCCTGGAACATCGAGATGCGCAGGCGGGCCTTGTCGCTGAAGGTGTAAGGGTCAGGCAGGATCTCGATACCGCCCCACATGCCGATCAGCATTTTCGACCAGTCGCCGAGGATGACGTCGCCGGTGTTGATCTGGTTGGTGATCTCGCAGCGGAGCTCGTTGACGACGCCGTTCTTCCAGATCTTGGTGGCGTCGGTGGAGCTCGGGTCTTCCTTGGTCTTCTTGGCGTGGCCTTTGAAGCGGCGGTTGGCGAGGTAGACAAGGTTCGAGCCCATCACATTGGTCACCTCAATCTCGGTTTCCATGTCGACAAGTTCGTCGTAGGTCGGTTGCGTCGCCGCAAAGTCGATCACGCGAATCTGATCAGTCAAGGTGATACCCTTGGGAATACCGCCAGTACCGGCACCGTAGAAACCAGCCAGGTCGAGTTCTTCAGCCATCGCTTCGGCCATGTCATTCCGGAAGACGGCCTCGATGTCCATCGAAGGCTCCTTCAACATGGATCGCGTGATCTGCCCCTTGGTAGCCAACGTCTTCGGATCCATCTTGATCACGCCAAAGCGAATGTCGGTGTCATCCGGGCTCTCGTCTTCGCCGCCCAGCCACATAGCCGAGGCACCGGACAATTGCTTGGGGATTTCAAACTTCCCCTGAAGCCCGCCGATGGTGCGAGCCAACTGCATCAGGATGGTGCGGTTGCGCAGCAGCCCCACGAAGCTCGACGTCAGAAGCTGAGTTTCAACGAGGCTGTCGCCGTCGCCGGTGTAACCGGAGGTGTCCTTGTTCACCGACATGATGTCGCGGCGCTGGCCAAAGACGTCACGACGCAGCACGTCAACCGGAATCACCAGGCCGCCGTTGTGGGCACGGTGAGCCATTTTGTCGGCTGCAGCAGAAGAAACCTCATACTCGAAAGCCGCTTCCTCCTGAAGGCGGGCGTTCTTCGGTTCAGACATCGCACGCAGTGCCCGAACGATGGAGAACTGCTTGATCTCCTTGTCAGTCATTCCGATGTCGCGGGATGATTCGACGAAGGTATGGGCACGCTTCTGCAGCGCAGCCAAGGCACGCTCCTGAAACTCGGAAATGTCCTTGCCCTGATCGATGCACTCATCGGCCAGTTCACGCAGGTTGTAATCCTGCCCAGCCTTGCGAAGAGCGGCCACGCGGTCGCGCTCTTCCTTCAGTGCGGCAGATCGTTCAGCCGCCACGTTGACGGGCGGGGCGGCGGGAGTTTGCGGCTCATCGCCGCCGGTATTGGTAATCATGGGATCTGTAGGTTGCGTTTGAAGTGAGCGACCGATGCCGACGCCGTTGTCGGCAGGCACGGTGACGATAGAAATTTCAAAAGGGGTCCAGTCAGTAACGGTGATAATCGAGCGATCGTCGTCTCGCGCTTCTGACCATTTGTTAATTAGGTATCCGACGGATACCTTGCGCAGGATCTTGTTCGCGATGGACCGCCAAAGCTTCCCCGCATCTGGGTTGTCGTCACTGTCGAAGCGGACCGTTGCTCGGCCCATGCCGTCGGCATCAACGCGAGCCGATTCCACGACTCCGACGTATAGGTCTGAGTCGTGGTTAAAAAGCAGCGGAGCGCCGTCATTGAGTCGCGAAAGATCGCATGCGCCGTCACGGTGAGAAAGCACCTCGACAAAGCCAGGCCAGCGCTCGATCTCAGCTTCCGAAGAAAAGGCCAACTCAATCGTGCGCTTTTCTTCGTCGACTGCGCGCACCAAGAAGGTGCGATAAAACGCCGTGCTGGTGTCGATCTTGAGCATTGTGGCGAGTGTAGCGGGCATAGCGCGTTACGTCTTTGGGCGGTTTTGCGCTACGGCTAAGGCCGAGCGTCCTCTTCCTCGAGCCGAGAGATGCGGTAATCCTGCCGCTGGACGAGCTGGACCGTCGTGCGCGTCAGCTCCTTGAGCGTGGCAATCTCGCTATCGTGCTGCGTGATCCGCACCTCGTGCTGTTCCAGCCGTGCTGACTGAGCCTGGAACGCCATACCAGCCGTAAAAGCTCCTGTCGCAATGGCGAAGGCCCAGCCCAGCGCGATCCCGGTCTCTTTGTTGATGATCAGGGGCTTGGTCATTTATGCTTAACGACGCCAGCGCCGAAGTAGAAAAAGAACACCGCTGACGCCAGGTGCGTGTGCAGCGGCGTGATCACGAAGCCGGTAACGACAGCTGAAAATAACTGTTCGCGACCCCCGAAAATCCAAAAACCGCCGCCTTGCTGGCTGTAGAGGTAGGTTGTAAAAGGCGTGATGCCGAAGATCTGAGCAATCCCATGGATGGACGGCACCCCAAACACGAAGAAGGCGGCAAGAAGGGCCATCGTTCGGCGCGCCCATGATCCGCCCCGCGTGCTCGCAGAAGTGGCCAGCGCGTCCGCCTTATCTGCTGCGTGCATGAGCGCCTGCGTCCGCATCTCTTCGAGGGCTTGCTTTTGTGCCATGATCTTGAGCGCACCGCCAATGACCGAACTCCCCAGTCCGGTCAGAACCTCGGTTGGAATGCCCGTGAGGAAGTCCATCAGCGGTAGACCTCCCCAGTCTTTTCAAGCTGCAGGTGCATACCGAGGTCGGCGCCGGCGGCTTCCGCGAACGCTTCTCGCGCCTCCATCGGCCACGTTTTCCAGTTGGGCCCGTAGGCCTCCCGGCATTCAACGTCCAGTTGCGCGGCGCGCTCCCGGTTGACACCGGAGCCGCCCGCGCGGGAAGTGACGTCGCTTGGACCAATGCTCTTTGACGTGCAACCGGCGCAAGCCAATACGCACATGATGATCAATCGCCAGTTCATGCTTCATCCTGCTCCGATTGAGTTTGCTGAGGCGCTTCGGCTTCAGGCTCGGGTTGTGGCGAAATGCCGAGCGCGGCCATTTGCTCGCGCTCCTGTTGGATTTCCTTCCAGGTGTTTTCCGGGTCGCGACCGCGCTCCCTCATGGTCGCCGTGCGGCTGCGCAGACCCAGCTCGATTTCTTTTTCCGTGGCGGAAATGTCCTTGAGCGGGTCGACCCAGTCCCAGCGGCGACCGATGAATTGCACCCGTCGGCAGCGATCGAGATCGAGAATTGAAGCACCGGCGATGCGGCCGGAGAGCAGGGCATATTTCAGCCAGCGTTCGTATTGGCGCAGGCAGAGCCGGCTAATCATCCAGGCCTGCAGGGCTTTATAGTGCTCTCGCTCGTCCAACACTCCTTGGCGGATCGATGAGAAGTTTACGCCCTCGAGGTCGTTAGCGAGGGAGACATAAGAGACGCCCAGCGCTGAGGCGATGCTCCGAAGCATCGCCTTCGTAAAAACCTGAAACTCTCCAGCCGGATAGGCGCTGTTAAAGGCCTTGGCTTCCCATCCGGGCGGCAGGTGGCGCAATACGCCGGGCTCGAGATCGATCTCGTAATCCGTAATGTCGTCGTCTGGGTCCGGTGAAATCTCGTCACCGGTTGCCTGAATGAATCCGCACTCGGACGCGCTAACCCGGGCCCGCGTCACCGCCGCCTCTTCGTAGGCGGTCATCTGCACCATGCTAGACGTGGTGGCCCGCATCCAGGGCATGCCACGTTCGGCACCGATGGCCCAAGGCAAGTAAAGGTGATCGACGTCTTCCGCCGGCACCCGGAGACGGGTGTGATAGCGGTCGTTGACCATGTAGCCGAGCTGCGATTCCTCCGGCTGTCGAAAGTGATAGGCGACGCGGCGACCGCTGCGGGTGAACTCAACGCCGTGCTTGATGTAGTTGCCTCCGTGAACCAGTTCTTTGTTGTAGTCGACCTCGAGCAATGTCGGATCAACGAGACGATAGGCAAAGCCGTAGGGCCCCGCGGCGTCACCGTAGATCGCAACTGCGAGGCATTCGCCGTCAGTCGCCACTGTGCGTGCGGCCAGCCGCTCAAATTGCACGCGGCTGAGATTGCCCCGCGCATCGAAGTTCTCCGCGCGGGAAAATTCGGCATAGGCGTCCTCAAGCGCCTGATTGAGCTTGATGTCTGTCCCCTTGCCGCGTCGCTTCGGCGTCTGCGCCTGGAACTGGAACCCGTTCGTGCCTGGCACGTTGTCCTCGATCAACGAGAGAAACTTTTGCGCGTAGGTGTTCGTCGCTACCGTATAGCGAGACCGTGCCACCAGCCGAGACCACTCGCTCGCGATCTTCCAATCAGGATGATCGGGCGTCGTGGGCACGCGCCCCTCCAGTCGCCCCATGCTGTCAAACGCCATACGGATGGATGGCATTGATCGGCGGCTGGGATTG